TGCTCTTCTTCAACTCCACGAGCTGTTACACGCTGAAGGTACTTCAGAGCTGCTGCTATTTGAAGAATGTTCATAAATGCTCCTTTTAGACGGAGCATTTACTGTATCAGATCTCAGCCAGAAACAACTGTCTTGTTGGGAAGATTCATGTGCCCACCTGTGTTATAAGAGTACTCAAACTGGGGCATGCCATCTCCGGACATTGACCCCATGACAAACTCACGAAGGTGGTCGGGGGCTTCAATCCAAGTAGCAGAACCAACGTGGGCGCGCTCACGCATAGTCTCCTCGGCGTACTTGTAGAACATCTCGGGGTTGTTGTGGTTCATCCGCATGGGCGAAGGAGCGGTGTCCTCGTAAGCGCCAATGCTGAAGTCCATTGGAACGTCGGTGTCGGTTGCTACGCCTTCCTCAAAGCGAAGTGGACCACGATTCATTGGGATGCTTGGAGCAAGTGCAAGCTCAAATTGTGGGTCACCCTTTTCTGGGAACATTGGAGCGGGGGCTACAGCCATAGGTTATCCTCCTGTTGGAATGGACGTGTATATATGTAGATTACCACGTTTTAATGCGCTTATCTGAAGAATGGACTCTCCGATACCGTCACCATTGGCATAGTGTCTGCAACAGACATAGCACAAGCAATCGCTAAGGAGTCTGGATAGTCATCAAAAGCGCCTTTTTCTTCAGGTGCCGCAGCTAGTAGGTATGGTCCTCTGTACACTTTTTCTAGATCTGACATCTGTTGGTTAAATCTTTTCCAAGATCGTGTACGTCGTGCTTTTGAGTGCCCTGGGATAATTAACTGGTCTCTTTGTATTAACTCTGTTAAATGTACCCAGCGTTCATTCTGGTTTTTAGCATCAGAAGTTACTGCTAGCACCTCTATTTTTGGAAGAAGTATTTGTAGGCGCTCTGCTACAGCACCTCCAACACCTTGGGCATCAACACCAATTCTATAAACATTATAATTGCGAAGAAAATCAATAATTTCAAAATACTGGGATTCCCATTCTTCATTATTAATCTCCAACCAGTTTAGGACTCGGTGTTCGTAGAACCCAAACCCATCGGGATGGTCCCAGTCAACCCAGCAAACTGTTACAACAGTCGAGTCGTTTGATCTAGCTACGTCAATACCAACAACAACAGGTGTTCTCCACCACTGTTTTACAATGCCCATGGACTGGTCGTACATACGAGATAAACGCTCATCTGAAACGAACATTCCTTTTTCCAAAATCCACTTGTTACAGTAAGACATCTGGAACTCATCCGAATCTTCTCCGATTCTTATCTTTTCTTTAGAGATGAATTTTGCGTAGTTTTCGTTGTATTTTGCCGCAGTTTTCCAATCGTATTCAAAATGACATTGCCTATGATTGCGGCGCGAGTTAACATCTCGACGTTTATTAAATTGGATCATCTTATAAAAATAAGATTTATTACGTGTAGCTGTACCAGTCAACGCAATGCTTCCGTTATTGAACGCCAACATGGGTTTAATTGATTTGGTAATCATGAACTCGTCAGCTTCTTGAGCTTCGTCTACAAGCACAAAATGATATGTTTTAGACTCAATTTTGGCTTTTGGGTTACAAGTCTGCATACGGCAGAGAGAGCCTGAATGTTTAAGGCTTATAATCCTTCCCTTACCTCGGGAACCACCAGACGTAGCTTTATCGTCAATCTCAGGGTCAAGTAAGAAGTCCATTGCATGATCGCTAGTAAGTTTGTTTACTATACGACTAAACACGGTGTCGGCCTGGTCTTCAACTGGAGCAAAGACCCCACACCAGAAGCCTTTTTCAAATTTACCTAACCACGTTGGGTAAACTTTTGAGAGTTTTGGAAGAATCACCATCATTGATGCCAAAACATTTGATAAAACTTCGGATTTTCCCGACTGACGAGTTGCAACAAGTGTGATCTCTTCACCGTCACCAATAACTATTGACTCAATCATTCGATAAGCAATAGGGATTTGATATGGGAAAAAGGTTACGTTACAAAACTCCTCGGTAAAGAGGATAAGTTTCATAACTAACTGGTCAATGAACTCTTGAGAGGTCTCATCAAGCTCTAGCGCTTCGATATCCTCAGGTATTGATCCTTCTTCTGCTACTTGCTGCATTATCTAATTATACTTCTTCGTCAGTAAAGAGTATTCCCTGATTAGGTATCTCTAGGGCCTTTTTTGGCATGCCAACGGATTCCGCAATTCTGTCAATCAAATAGAACAAGTCTGGCAAGCTAACTAGGTAACCATAATCATCGGGTTCACCAGAGACTATTTGAGATACGGCTCCAAACTCGTACCCAAGGTGGTTAATACTTCTGACCAGCTCATACAGGTACTCACGATCTCTTCCGTTACCTCTCAACAAGGCTTTTCTGTTTGGATGAGGGTTTTCTTTGTCTCGCTTATTTAAATTTACCATTAGTTATCTCCTATGCGATTAATAATACACTACTTGTTGTTCAAATTTGATTTCCTACCCAAAAGCTCTTCCCAAAGTCCGTTTATAATTTCTAAATGTTGGGACACCTCTTCTTCCGGAAGGTCTTTGTATCGCCAATTATCAAATGTTTGACCAAGATTCATTATGGTCAAATCCATCCAATTGATAATTGATGGCGTATCCATTTTTTCAATCCTAGGAAGTTTTTTAACAGACTTTGCCTGCTGTTCTTTTTTAAAAAACATCACCACTCCCGTATGTCTTTTGTTGACGTATCTAAATACCTACCGCCTAGGGCTCCTAGGATACCCTCTGTTTCGTCGGAATGGTTTGTATTTTTACAAATACCAAGTTGGAAAGAGTATCTATTTAAACTAACTTGTACACCTTTTCCAACCTTCCAGGGGAAGTTTGTTTGTCTCATAAAGCCAATAGATAACAACGGTGTTCCTTTTGGGGTGTTATCACGTGTTATCCAATAAACAGGCCCTATATACTGAAGTCTGTTGAGTGTATCCCTAAACAAGAGATACAGACACAAGCTTAAGATTGCTAATACTATAATTATTAATATCATTTGTTAGCCTTACTTTATACATACCTAAAAGTGTGAGGTTCTAATATTTCGGTTACTGCCTGACCAAGACTTACCGAATCTTTAAACTCTATAAAGTCCTTTATAGGCATTGGCCCGTACTCACAAATAGTAGCTTTTTTAATAAACTCAACTGTTACGACACCCTCAAGAGTACCAGTTTCTAATGCTTTTTGGTTGTTTATTGTAACTGGTGCATCTGTCGAAAATTTAAAACGTCTAACTCTACTGCTGCGATTAGGTCCTTGGTAATAAGTAGTAGTTTCTACTATATTAACCATATTAAAGTACTGCGGGTATAGCTTATCCCAAGTTATTGTTAGTTCGTCATCAGGGTCAGCTGTGTTTGTAAAGGGGTCTGAAGTATCAGCAAATAGGGTTTTTCCAAGAACTTCTGAGGGCTCTTGTTCCTCTAAGATTTCTCCTAAACCTCTGCCTAAACCTCTACGTTTTTTTAAAGCATCTAGTTTTTCACGGGTTCCTGGGTCCATGGGCTCATCAGCCATAAACTACTCCTTAGTTGTAGACGAGTGTTAAACGACCTGAGTTACCATCCGAAAATGGTGAATCAAAGATTCTGTAAGTAGTCCCACCAGCACAGTTTGTGGCTGCTGTTGCGTTTATTGTTCCATTAGAGTTACCCGGATACATAAACATACCAAAGTTTGAATCAACCGCCATGCGACCGCGAGTTGCAGAGCTCAAGTCAAATTCTCTGGCAGTTCCTTGAGACTGTGAAGTACCTACTGAATAGTACGTAATATCATTTGTGGGTGCTCCAGAAGGTTGAGACGCGTGGTTGTGGGTGGCAAAAGCTACCGTTGCACCAGTACACCCATCAGCGCTGCTTCTGTATGTCCGTATTGTTGCACTGTCTGGTACAAAGCCTTTCGCTGTGTTGGCAACGTTTGATCCATAAAACCAGTGACCATATTGGTATGCGTATGTGTTGCTAATCCACCCAACGAATACGCTTCCAAGAGTACCTAGGTCACCACGCCAACCACCATTTGACCCATACGTGCCATGGCCAGAAGCGGTAACATAAAACGTACCGAGTGGCTTAGTCCATTTGTTAATGGCGGCACCACCCTGTCCGGATTTCCCAACATTGTCAGTAGCTATTATGTAATAAGTTACTTGCCATGATTCCCCACTAGGTGTGGTTCTTCTATTAGACGGAGTTGTAAAAGTAGTAGACCCGCCAGACCATTGGTTAGAGGGTATTGAATAACTTGACCCAGATACAAACCCACTGCTGCTACCAATAAACAATTCATAAAGAGTTGCTGAGGCAACGCCACTATTAGCGTCTGTTATAGCACCCCAAGAAACCGTGGCGGTTGTTCCGCTAATTGAGCTAGTTGGTGTTGGGATAACAGGGGCAACTGCCATCGTAGAACCACTACCACTACCACTAGTTGATCTGTCGTTGTTCGTGGTTATTGCCCTAACAGTAACAGTGTAAGAAGTTTCATTAGCTAATCCACTTATAGTGAAGTTAGCTGAAGACACACCAGTCCAGTTAGATCCTGAATCAAGACTGTACTCATATGGTGTAGAACCATTTAAGTTGTCTGTTCCGGCTGTTCCGGCTGTTACAGCTACGTTTATCTTACCAAGGTCGGTTGCGTGTGTGGTAACAACGACAGTTGGCGCTCCTGGTAGAGCCACTGGACGTCCAACTACTGAGTTGGATTGGTTTGATGGACCAATTGAGTTTACAGCCCGCAGCCTTATAGTGTAGTTTGTTCCGTTTACTAAACCAGTAATAACTACTGGTGACGCAGTTCCAGAGCGTGTTACCCACGTTAGACCATTGTCAGTTGAGTACTGATAGTCAGTTGTGACTGTAGTACCTGTTGTTCCCTCCGTAAAGGAGACAGACAGACGACCCCCAGTAGTGCCGTTAAGATAAGCAATACTGGTTATTGTTGGAGCGCCAGGTCTAATACCACTGCCCAAACCAAGAGAACGGGATGACCCAGAGGAGAACGTAGATACTAAAGGCATTACGCAAACTTAGTTTGTGAGGCAAGCACCGTGTATGTGTTAGTAGCAGTTTTTACTATTGTATAAGCGTACACGTCTATACTGCTTGCGTTTCCAGTGGTTGGGGAGGTTCCACCCTGCCATTTAACTGCAGTAATGGTTGTGCCGTCAATTTTTAAAGAAGTGGGGTAATAAGGAGTTGTACCATTTGTTACACCAACAGCAACAGTAATGCTTTGGTTATTGGAAAGCATGGAGTTCAATGTTGTTGAACCATCCCCACGTATGTTTAAAACAGTATTTGAACTTGCATTACCTGTGTACAACCATGCTGTGGAAGTCTTTACGTTGATATCTTGAGCAGATGACGGGGCTGTTCCTACAACGTTCCATACCTCTATAGGGGCGGTAAATACTGGTGTAACTAAAGATGACGATGTAAATGTTCCAGTGCTTACTGTTGGATTGGTCACAGTGGCAGTGTCTAAAGTTCCACCGTTTATGGTAGGACTGGTTAGCGTTTTATTGGTCAATGTCTCTGTTCCGGAGATTGTGGCGCCATTGACCCAAGTAAGTCCCGTAGCTTGACCAGAATCAGCCGCCAGCATTTGGCCATTTGTGCCAACACCCAATCTAGTGGGTGTGTTTGCAGCTGAGGCAACCATAATGTCACCTTTAGTGGTCAATGTTCCACGTGTGACTAAGCCCGTTGAACCTGATGTAGAAACGGTAAGTGTTACCGATCCTGAGGTGCCACCGCCAGTTAGCCCTGTACCAGCTACAACTTCAGTGATGGTTCCGGAGTTAAAAAAGGGCAAAGAAGCCCAGGTAGTTGTACCGTCCCCAACTTTAAGTTGCTTACTTGTGGTGTCTACGCCTATTTCTCCTGCTGCCAGTACAGCGTTAGCTGTACCTGCTGCTGCAGCCCACTGTGACGTGGTACCACGACGCATCTGTATTCTAACTGCCATTTAGGCTCCTATCAGCCAAACATCTTCTTCCATGTTACAGGCCCAACAATGCCGTCTGCTTTAAGGCTATTGGCTGTTTGCCAAGCTTTTAGGGCTTGTTCTGAGCGTGGGCCAAAGTCGCCGTCTGCGGTAGCCCCAATGATCGCCTGAACCAGGGCAGCAGCTGGGCCCTTAGATCCACGCTGTACTGGTGTGCCTGGGTAATCAAACTTCATTGGGCCAGCCTCTGGCGATCCACCCGAGGGCTTGAGTGCCTCCACAGGGGCCGCTACAGTGCCGTCTGGGGCCTTATCACCAAGGCAGTACTGCCAGTGCCACGACTCGAACTCCTTGGAGTTCTTGTCACCAGTCTGGAGGTAGAAGCCCCACTTAGGAGCGTTGGCGCACATCCACTCGAAGCAAGCTCCACCCATTGATTGAAGCTTGCCACCGGCCTCGTAACCGAGGTCAATAGCAAGGCCCCAACCGTGGTTAGAGCCCTTCTTGCCGGTGGGGTCTGGAGCAGCGCTAGGAGCCTTACCCTTCTTGAGATACCAGGTCTTACCTTCGTACTGGCGAGTAACCTGGGGAACGCGTCCCGTGTCAGTAGTCTGGTAGCGATCCATGAACATGTTCAACTGGCCCTGGAACGAGCGGTAGTCACCGACGTTCTTAAGCTTGTGACCAGCAGCTAGTGCTGCATCGTACATCTTGTCGAACTGCTCAGCGGCAGGCTTGTACATCAAGCCACCGGTTTT